GTCAATAATCCAACCGTACTTTTCGGACATTTCCATCTTGCATTCTCCCGATGGTCTCGGCCCGGCAAGATTGCCAAAGGCTCTAGACCAGTGTAGCGGAACAATCCCAGACCCTGCAAACAAAAAACCCCAGCACGAATGCTGAGGTTCTTGATGGGGTCGTGGTCGGGTTAGGCGTCGAAAGTCCGGCCCCCTATCTGACGGTCGCCAGCACTGCGCGACACGTGGTCGAAAACCACGGCGGACCTGTGGGCCAGGTCAACGTGGTTGTGCGTTTGGCCGGTGGGTTTGAGGGCGTGCGTGGCGGAGTTGAAAAGCCACCAGAGACCACGGCCATATTGCGTGTGCTCTTCCATCGAGCAATCGTCCCAGTCGTCAATCGCGCGGCCAAGTTGGGAAGGCGAGAACCCGCCGGACCTAAAGATTCCGAGCAAAACGTCGTCGCCCTGGTCGCGCGTCAAAGGGGTCTGAGTGAAGTTGTCAAAGTCCACCGTCAGTTTTTTTGTCGCGGCACCCAGGCCAGCAACCGCGCCCGAGACCATGGAGGGAATGCGCGCGGCAATGTTTGTGGTTTGCTTACTTTTCCAAACACCTAGGTCGCCGTGAAAGCATAGATTGCTACAAACGAGCACGCGCGAACCCACAGTCAAGGCCCTACTAAATGCCTGGTCATGCGAACCCCGAAGTCCGACCAACATGTCGTGTCTTTTAGCAGTCGAACCCTCCGCATCATTCGACACTCGGATAAGGCCAAACATCCGGTTCTCATCTTTCGTGATCGCGTAGTCCTCCTCTAAAACCTTGAAGCCGCTCTGTTCGATGGCGGCGACGGTGGTATCCGCGAAGGTAAAAAAGGGGACCGGCGCATGCCGTGCGCCCAGGCCTGGCGGCGTTTGCAAGTTCGCCATGTAGTCGCGCGTCACCTTGATGTCGGTCGCGTTGTCATACATTAAAGTGCTCATCAGGTTCTCCAGTCATCATTGCCACCGGGCCAGTCCCGGCGTGTAACAGGACTATATAGGACGGGTGGCATAAGGCAAGGCCCTAGGATCAGGCAAAGAAAAACCCGGCGCGTTTTACCGCGCCGGGCGTAAAGGTCGGTCGGCTTATCGTGCCGCAATTTCCTCGCGCGCGTTTTCGAGAATGTCGCGAAGGGTTGCCGGTCGGTTTACTTCGCCGGTTGAGCGGCACCGGCCGCATTGCCTCAGTTCTGGTCGAGTGCGGTAACCGTTCCCATGGCAACTTGGGCAAACGCGCGTCACTTGTTTTGCTCCAACCAAAACGCCAGTTTTTCAAAAACGCGCTCCAACCATTCTTCGAACCAGTTCACGCTACACCCCCGGCGCGTTCGGTGGCGGCCCTTTTGGCGGCCTTAAACTTAGCAGCCCTGACGGCGGCGTCGGCCTTAGCGGTGGCCTCGGCGGCGAAGGCGGCAGCGATCCCGGCGCGTTCGGTGGCGGCGACGGCCTCGGCAACGGCGGCTTCGGCGTTGGTCATTCTCTCGCGCTGGTAGATTTCCCACTTGGGATGCAACACAAAGTCCATCCCGGTCTGTTCCTCGTAGTATTCGGCCTGCCGCATGGCGTCCTCCCGCGACGTCGCGAAAATCTCCAGGTGGGCTTGGGTGTCGAACACCCACAGTCGTTCCGGTTTATTTATCACGACGCGGGCTCGCTGACCCGAAGGGATTGACTACCCTCGGCGGCTGTCCAACGATAAGTCACGGGTTCGCTTGTCGGCTCCGCCTCGTACGATAGCGGCGTGGACCACACGCGGAACTTGTCACCGGCACTTCCGAGTGCCTCGGCTTCGGTCTCGAAAACCTGGCCGTTCTTGCCCCGCTCATTTCCCTTCAAAATAAATATCGGTCGATAGTTCACGTTTGGTACTCCCATGTGATGTGAGGTTAATCCCATAGCGAGTTACGGCGGGCAGGTCAACTCTAGAAACTCTTCCCACTGGTACGGCTCTTCAAAAACAGCCAAAGGCGCCACGGCTGCAAAGCCATCCATACGAAGATCAACAGCGTCGGCACCGTCAAAAACACTAATAGCCAGGCTGCGATCCCGAAGCACAACGAAGCAAGGAGCACCGGCATGGCGAGAAAGCCACGCACACTGATGAGGTGATAACGCCAGCTTCGTTGCGCCGTCGCGCAAGACTTTAAGTTCGAGGAACGAAAACCGGCCGCTCTCCGCGCAGAGTAAGACGTCGGGGACGCCCGGTATCGCCCAGCTTTCGAGCCGCGTCGTTTCAATCCGGCGCCCGGACTTCTGTATCCCCTGACGTATCAGGTTCCACAGCCCCGACTCGCGGTTTGCGGACCCGCTTGGCACTTTGTTTTTTGACTTTTCCTGATTTTGGAGTGACGTCAATAATTGGTCGAACTGGCTCGAAGCTGGATCTGATTCTCTCGAGTTCATCCTCTACGGCCTCTCGCGACATGGAATCGATTGAGCCTGTCCGCACTTCGCTTTTCGACACGTAAATGTCGCCCTGCGCCTGGCCCCTGCGGTACTCGGCCATCACGGCCGCACTGTAAGCACCTGCACCCATAGCAGCGTCTCGAATCTTTTGAAGATCGCGGACATGCTTCTTGTAGCCGACTCCATACATTTCGTCGAGTTCCTCGCGGTACTCTTGTATCTTGGCTACCACATGGGGGCACATGCGTTGGTTGGTCATTTCGCTGGCACGAACGTGAGCCGAACCAACAGGATAGCCCGCCCGGATTGCTGCTTCACGTAGCGTTATTAAGCCGTCGTTCGAAACCAGTTCTTTCACGAATTTCTCCTGACGTCGCGTCAACTTCCGCGCGGCTCGTCGGGCTTCTTTCTCGGCATCGTCCGGTATTACCGCAACTTGCGCCTTCTGTTTCTTCTTTGTCATCTCAGCCTCGATTTCCCTTTAATTTCAACGCTGTACCACCGTCCCACTCCGAACACGGGACACCATGCCAAATCGGACGTGTTTGAGGTCCCAAAACAGGCCTCAAAAGGCACTTTTCTCTTTACTTTCAACGCTGTCCCACCACTGTCCCACCACTTGACATTAGGTTCGTACTCGTCTTGTTCCATTTTGGCAGTAAACTACAGTTAGTTTACACTAAAAGCGCTCAATTATAACTGTTTTATACTGTCTTTTGCCGTCCCACCTCTCCTTCCCATATAGTCCGGTGGGACGGTTGCCGTGACAGCTAGAAGTGCAAAAAACCTATATAGAATATGTAGTTACTTATGGGTGTCCCACTGTCCCACCAATCCCGCTAAATAACTGGAGATTTTATTTTTTTTTAAATACGGAATTTAGTACTATAGGGGGACAACAACTTAGGAAAGCCGTGGGCCGTGGTTCTTGTTACGTGATTATTTCTTAGAACCCGTCGATTTTCGCTTCATCATGTCCGGGCACCGTGTGGTGCTCCTCGACAACCCAGTCGGTCATCATGTCGAGCTTGAAGGCGTCGAGTTCACCTGACGTTGCTGTGTCTACATGGTCCCTGATCGCATCCCAGTCGAGGTTCCCTGCTTTGTCGATGGTTTTGGCAATCGACCTTGCCATAGCTTTGGTTATTTTCACTCCGACCCCCATCTTCTCGTAGACCTCGACCATTTCGAGCACTTCGTTCCAGTCGTAACAAATGGGTCCGTTTACTTCGATGCCTTCCGGTGGGTACACCGCATAGTCGATGTCCCGACCTATCCGGCACGTCTCAATTTCGGCACCGATCTTTTTGGCAATCCGCTTGGCCTTTGCTCTGGCTGTCGCGTAGATATCTTTTTTCTTTGTCTTCGGCTTGGAAATTCCAAGCGCCTCACCTAGCAGTGAGTTGAATAATGACTTTGTCATGGACGTCTCCCGATATTGGAGGCCCACGACTCACCTAAGTCGTGTTGTAGTGCCGCATCGAGGGCGGCCGACGTATTCACAATGGCAAAGAGCAGGTGGAAGATTGCTCGATCTTCTCTTGATGCCAGACTATCAGACCAATCCCATAAAGTCAACCTACTTATCCACAGGTTAAGAAGATTTCTGGGGATAACTTTTAGAAAGTTGGGGATAAGTCTGGTACAACAACTTAGTCGGTCTCGTCTATCGCCCATCCGCCGTGGTTGTCGTCACCGTCGGTGATCCTTCGCTCGTCGGCATCGACCTTCACGGCGCCAGCACCGTGGGCCGACCACGCCGAAATTTTCCGCCTCTGAGCCGCAAGCGCCGCCAAGTCTGTCTCGGCACCGCAGTCGCACCGAGCGGTAATCATTCCGGTCTCCTCGTCGTACCGCGACAGGGACGTGTAGATGTGTTCGTGCTTCCGCGTTTTCGGGGGCATCAGTTCTCTTCTCTTGTAAGAGGGGGGATAAGCCCTGCGGTGGGCGAGGAAGCGATGGCGTGCAAAGCGCCCAGCAAGAACGCAGCGTCGAAGGCGCTCTCACCCCTAGTGTAGGTCCTAACCTTGTGGCCGTTAGTGCCCATCGCGTTAGCGAGGTCCTGGGGCCGCCAGTGGTTGCGGTCAAGGAGCCACCTAAGCACCTCCCCCGCCTCTTTTTTGTCGCCTAAGTTCTTCTTGATCCAACGATCTTGGCCTAGGTTCGACCCCAATGCCGCGTGCGCCAAGTCGTCCACGGTGAAAGTTACTCCCAGGCCGTCTAGCGCGTGGAAGTTAATCAACTTCGAGACTATCGCATCGGTCCGCATCATCTCATTTTTAGCCGCTTCACCTCTGGTAGCCGCTTGCATTGCCGCTACTCCGGTAGGGAGGTCTATCCCGGCGGCCGCAATTTTTTGGAACGCCTCTAACCCAATGCGGTACGCCGTGTTCCAGTGGCTTCGGTCCATCAGTTCTCTCCCGGTTTTCCAGCGCGCGGATTGCTATCGCTGTACATAAAATATGTGGTCGCCCACCGTTTGCAGTCGTTCCATGTCCTTGGCCCATGAGGGCTGGACCGTGGTCGCGTGGTAGTGCGTCGCGCCCCCTATGCCCACCAGTTCGACGCGGCTTTCCAGAAGCAGTTCCGCCAGACCTTGGGCCGCGTTCCATGCTTCGCTCTCAATTTTCCCCGGCAGCGGCCGCTCTGACTTACCGTCGCAGTAGAATGAGAATTGACATGCCCCCGGTATTATCTTGCCGCCCCGTCTTTTCGCTTGTCGGACTACACCGCACACCGTTCGTGGATAGCGCTCGTCCTTGACCCTGTTTTGTATGACGACGGCCACGGCGATGCGGCCTTTGAGACTTTGGTTCCGCGCCTCGAAGTAGATCGCCTCCGCCAGGCATTGTTGCTCGTTTGCCTCTGCCGCCATGGGCGCCAACAGGCCACCGAGCAACAATGCGGCGGCTAACTTCACGGGACGGGCCAGACGTACTCCAGATCGTGGGGTTCGTCCCATCCCAGCACACCGTAGAAGTCGGGGTCTTTTCTCAGGAGGTTAGAGCGGTGGCTGGCGTGGATGTCCTCACGGCCCAGCCACTCCGGCATCACCAGACCCCCGTGCGACTCTTCCATCTTCATGGTGTTTTTGTAGCCCCGGCGGATCCACTCCTCGATGCACAAGTCTTTGTACCATCCCAGGGCTGCTTCATATCCCCGCCACATCCGCGTTGCGGGGTGGTTGGTCCAGCCTTTGGACTTGCCCGCCAGGGCATTGAGAATTTGGAACGCCTCGACGCGCTGCTTGCCGAGCCTTCGGTAGTCGAGGCTGCGGACGGATTTTCCCATGCTTGGGTAAGGTAAGAAGGTTTGCATTATGACCCCACCGTCGCCCACAGCACCAAGGCCATGAGATAGAGGCTGCCGACCAACGCAAAATATGCAAACGCTTGCCTGAATACATTCACTACCACGTCAATTGCCCTCCTGTTTGTATTCGGACATTCCAAATACGCCATTGACGATCTCGTCGTGGCGGCTCGTTTCGCCGTCAAGCGGGAGGTGCTCGGCCAGCATCGTGGCGTGAACTTCGCGGCGCGCTCTCTTGATGCTTTTGCCTTTGTAGCCATTGCAGTGGGCGTCTCCACGCATCCAGAACCTGTACTTGTAAGCCCAGAAGTAAGCCAGGCCCTCGTACGCCGTCGTGCCGACACGACCTCCGTCGCGCAGGAGGTCGATCATTATTTCCGCGTGATCCGCAAAGTCTATGACGCTCGACTTCGTAATTGCTACGGAATTTGTTTTGAAGAAGTTGACGCCGTAATTTGCTTCGCGGGCCGTGTAGCCCTTTCCGCAAAGAACGGCACTAACTGCAATCGATAGGGGACTGTTCATTTCATCTCCTTGTCAGGCATTGGGTAATAGTAGAGTGCGTAGCAAACCTGGGCTCGCCTCAGGTCGTATGCCGCCATGAGTTCGGTAACCGTCATGGTCTTCTTTGCGGCTTGGATAGCGACAACCTCTTCCAAGGTCCAAGCCTTCTTTGGTCCAAGTGCCATGCTCAGTTTTCCAACGCGCGGATTGTGGGGTTTAGTTCGTCAACCAGCATGACGTCGAGCGCCTCGCCGTGAAGAATTTTGCACGCGCTGGTCGCCTTGTACCCCATGATCGTTTGCATGGGGTGGCTCAACTCGCGCATCAGGTCCTCGGCCATGTCGCGTACTTTGATGAGGTGGTCGAGGTCCTCGGCCATGTCGCGACGTTCGTCGGCGACGGTGTAGTCCGGTGCGGGCCTCACGAGGACAGCCTCTTGCGTTTGACGCGGAGGGCTGCCGCGTGGGCCTCCCAGATGTCACTGAACCGTGGGTCGTGAGCCGCGTCTCGTGCGCGCTCGCAATTTCTAATTAGTGCGGATAGCGACCACGCCGTGTGGGTCGCCCCCGTATATTGGATAGGTTCGTCATTACGCTGTTCTGTTTGGAACACATTCGCTCTCCCGATGGTCTGCCGCTAATGCGGAATAGTCCCATATTGTTGGGGATATTAACGAATGTCAAGAGCGCATACTGATGCTGCGTGCAGCAAAGAGACTGGGGTCTTGAGCCTTCCCGTTATTATTGATAAATTCCGGGGGTAGTTTTTACTCTCGGTATTTCCACGAAAAGTCGAGACTATTTTTAACTGACCTTATCCATTTGCATTCTGCTTTTTCTCTGCCCCGAGCTTCAGTACGTCCGGATCTTGGAGGCGGAGCTATTTCGCAGAGCGAATATTCTGTCAACCCAAGAGCCTCCAAAGGAACCTGAAAAAGTCGAGGAGCCACGGGTGATACCCAGGGAAAAGCCTCCCCGACCTGTCGAGCCGCTGATCCGGTATGTCTTGCCGGGGTTCAAGATGCCAGCAGGGACATAAGAGAGAAGCCCCAGCAGGCTGGGAGGCGCCGCCGGGGCTTCTACGTCGGGGGGTCCGGTGGGGAGGACGGCCCGACACCCCAGGAGGTTCAAGTCTCAGGGGTCCGGCAAGAGTAGCACAAAAAAAGACGGGCTCTCGGGAGAGGCCCGTCTTTCTTCACATCGGGAGATGTTGAACCTTGGAGGGTGGCTCGTGGGCACCCTACCACACGCTTCGATCTATTCGCCAGCCCCACGATAAAAAAGTTCTGCGTGCTCCTCGCAATATGCTCCTCGGGTGGAGAGCAAGCCGCAGCCTACCTTCTCGCACGTCTTCGACCGGGGGATACCCAAGCCGAAGTGGCTCGCCGTCATCTTTGCTCCGAAGCCCTCGTGCTTTTCGCTGGAGCCGCCACGACTTCTCGCTTGGCTCGCGCCGGGGTGAAGCTTTGCCATGTTAGGTCAGTCTCCTTATTAGGTACTCGGTCTTGCCGGTATAGCTACCATCCTCCGAGACATTCTTGCGCTGCGCGAACTCGAACATCGGCTTCCCGGCCTTGGGGCCTGTCGTTTGCAGCATTTTTTCCTGGGACCACGCAAGCCGTCTCGCGGCACTCGCGATCTGAGCCTTGGTCAATATGTGTTGGAGATTGTCGCGTTGGGTTGCCCGCGACAGGGGCCTTCCAAGAGAATCTCCAAGAAGTGTCTCAGTTCTGTCTGCAAAATAGTAGGCGACCCACACTGGCGCCGAGGCAATTTCGTTTTCTATTCTCAGGATGTCAGGGTCGCCGTCCACGGTCATGGCTCCAACAACGTGTTTATGGTCCGGTGGCACGCACCACAGCGCACCGAGGAGGGATCAGAATCATAGATGCGTCCACGGGTCAGGCCGCCGCAAAAGTCGCACTCCAGATATGTCTGGCGAAATCTCTTATAGGGGCCCTCGGGGTTTTTTTCCCTCAAGTCGTTCCAAGGGTTCTTAGCGGGAGGCACTTTTGGTTGTCTTTGGATCAGAGACCTCAGACATCTTTTCAAGCATGTGCGTGAATTGTCCGCTAATCGTGCGGTGTTCAGACCGCGCCAACGCCTTCAACTTATTGTAGGAAGGCACGGTTATGACAACGCTCTTCCACTTTTCGGGGTTCATAATTGCAGTCTCCTCGTGGTGGACATTACAGGACTCGTCCCTAGTGGTCAATATCAAGTGTCGCGAGGTTCCCCCAGTTACCACCCATAGATATATCGCTGGGAGATGGCACCTCTAGCTTTACCGCGTCCTCCATAATCGTGCAGAGGTCGCGGGCTTCCTTCTCGCTGGCAACAGAGAACGCAAGCTCGTCGTGGATTTGCAGTAGGGGTATCTTGCCCGTCTCCTCGTGGATCTTAGCCATCGCCTCCTTGGTCTGGTCCGCTGCGCTGGACTGGATCAGTCTGTTGAGCGCCTTGTATGTGTAGGCGCGTTTGATGTTGTCGCCGTATTCGATGTTGGCCTCCTCTTTGGGTAGGGCCCTGGCCGACACGAACATGTTGGGCTCCCACAGGTCGAACCGGCACTTGCGGCCGAGCAAGGAGCGGACGGCGCCACCCTTGTCCCGGTGTGACACCTTGCGCTGTACGGCGTCCATCAACTCCTTAACGAACGGGACCTCCTCGTGGTACACGCGCATAAGACGCTTGGCCTCCTGCGGCGTCACGTCCAGTTGCTCCGCGAGCCGTGTTTGCCCCATGCCGTACATGATGCCGAGGTTGATGGTCTTCGCTTGCTTGCGTGGGATGCCCGCAATGTCCGCGACCTTCTGGTGGAAGTCGGTCTTGGGGTCTGTGTTGTAGGCGTGAACGAAGGCGTCGGCACCCGTCAGGCCATTGTGCGTGAGGCTTGCGAAGTGGACCATGATGCGTGGTTCTTGCTGATCGAAATCCATAGACGCCCACTGCTCGCCTTCCTCCGGCAGGAACAGGCCGCGTATCTTTGCCGCCATCTCTGGGTTCCGGGCAGGGATTTGTTGGAGGTTGGGGTTGGAGCATGAGATGCGTCCCGTGACTGTCCCCCCTCCCTCCGAGCGCAGTTGGTTGATGTGGCCGTGGATGCGGCCGTCCTCGGCGTAGCGGAAGATGCTCGACAGGAACGTATTGCCCAGCTTCGAGTATTCCCGCGCCATCGATATCTGTTGCGCGATGGGGTGCTCGTGTTGCGCCAGGAAGTTCTTCGTGAAGCTTGGAAGCCCCGTCGGGGTCCGGCCATAGGTTATGTCCAGATGGTCGAACACCTTGGCGATAGACGCGGCGGCCCAAAGCTCGACCCCAAGTCCGGTCTGCTTCTTGACGTCGGCCAGGATGTCGTTGACGACAGAAAGGGTTTCCTGCTTTAGCCGCTCGGCGGCGTCTAAGTCTACTCGGACGCCCCGCCACGTCATGTCGATGCAGACGGGGAGGACGCGCGTCTCCAGGTCAAAGATTTGCCAGAGGTCTTGCTTGGTGAGTTCCATCTTGAAGATGCGCCACAGTTCCAACGTCAGGCGGGCGTCAGCCTCGGCGTACTCCCCCACAAAACAGGCGGGCAGTTTGTATAGCTCGGCCTTGGGGTCCACGCCGAAGTTCTGGGCGGCATCCCGGAGGGCGGCCTCTGACTTCATGTTCCCGGTGTAGTCGTAGCTGACTGCGTTGAGGGAAAAGCTGAACCGGTTCTCGTTAAGCAGGGGCGCTGCGAGCATGGCATCGATCAGTCGGCCGCTCAGGTCTATGCCCAGCCGCTTGAGCCAACCCACGTCGTAGGCCGCGTTGTAGAAGATCTTGTCAGAGGGGTGGCTCGCTATTTCCTTCTCGAACCAACGCATGACGATGCGCCGGTCGAGGTTTCCCCCGCCCTCGTGGGCAATGGGCAGGTAGGCGTTAAACCCGTCGTACGCGACGGCGATGCCGACGACGTCCCCATGTCCCGTGGCCCACCCAGGGCCGTGGGTCCTGAGGCGTGGGTCTTTAGTCTCTAAGTCAATCGCGATTTCTGTTATGTCGCTGGGCGTGGGGGGGAGGCTCTCAACGGGAACCCACTCGGTCTGCACTCCCCAGACGGGCTTTTTAAGATTCTTCTTCATCACGTTTTCCCGCCTCGTTGCAACGACGCTTCTCGTTCTCGTAGTACGCGCACTCGAAGGCCACTCCGGCGTATCCGGCACCGTCCACGTAGTCGTCCGCGTTGAAGTTCCCCTGCTTGCGTCGGGCAATCTTCAGCAGTTCCATTAGATTTGCGGCGTCTTCTGGAGTTAGGGTCACGCCGTCTTTAAGCGAGTCGTGAAGGTAGCCACTCCACAGGTGCGCGATGTTTGCGTGGTTTTCTACCGCAGGACCGTGGGCGTCGGCTCTGTCTCCCGCGACGTATTCCGAAGCCTTGGCTAGTACTCCGCGTGCCGTAGTTATCCTTAGCGTCATAGTGCCCATCCTCTCTGTGAATCTTCTGGGAGCTTTAGGACAAGGTTTGACTTGGCCCTTGTTAGTCCGACGTACAGAAGCCGGTGCGCGTCGTCTGGGTTCTTCTCCAGTTTCTGAATAGCCTTGCCAGAAAGGTCAAGGTACAGGAGGACGTTGTCGGCCTCCCCGCCCTTGGCGCCGTGGATGGTGGAGAGTTTGATCTTTGGCTTCTCGAAGATGTTAACGCCACGGTTCAAGAGAGATGTGGCGTAGGCCCGGTCCTCGTCGGCTATCCTGTCCAGAGCTTCGTCCCACGGCCCGTCCGGAGTTTCCAGTCCAAAGTGTTTCCTGAGCACCTCCAGACTTAGAAGGTCTTTCTCGTCGGCTCCCCCCAGCATTTTCTTGGCGCCCCGCTTCAGACGACCGGACCCGCTGGATATGAAGTTGTACAAGTTGATGGCGTCCTTGAGCGAGACCTCGTGGCCCGCCCCCTCCTGCAAGTAGTCCCACGATCCAATGGCGTTCTTGACGTTTTTGTCCAAGGACGGCGAGCCCTTCCGCTCGAAGTACTGGCCGTTAGACGTCATCCGATTCGAGATGTCGTCCAGCATGTAGTTTGCTTGCGCCAGCACCAGCCAGTTCTCGTCTCCGAACATGCTGGGGTCCACGTCGTAAACCCGCTCAACGGTGCCCTCTTCCTTCCGGGGGCGCCACTGCTTCTGCTGGCGTTTTTTGATGCGCCGAACCACGGAGTTAGCCACCGCGTGTATGCTCCGGGGCACCCGGTAGGACTGCGACAGTACCTCTGAGCTACCCTCTAGGGTTACGAAGTGGTCTATGTCTGCGCCCGCCCACCGGTAAATTCCTTGGTCGTCGTCCCCCGCAACGAACATCCGCTCGCTGCGCTCACTGAGGTGGCGCGCCACCTTCCACTGTAGGGGCGTCAGGTCCTGCGCCTCGTCGAGGAACACCACCTTCAAAGACGGAATGCTGGCCGGTCTTTCTGCGAGCTTCACCATCATATCGGTGAAGTCCAGGAGGCCCTTCGCCACCTTGAACCGTTCGTACTCGCTGTAGAGGTGCGCGAACTCATAGAACGGAATGCCCAACTCCGACTCGTTGTAGGCGCGCTCTATCCCGCCCATGGAGTTCCGGGCAAGGTCGAAACCCTGCATGATTGGATTGTTGGACTTTACGGCGGCAAAGCCGTCGTCGGAAACCCTCTGAGACCCGAGGCTCGTAAGGTCAAGGCCAATCTCCTTGGAGAAATCCTTGAGGCCTTTTTCCCCGAGTACTTCAGCTTTGGACAAGCCCAACGACTGAAAAGCCAAACTGTGCAACGTCCGGAAATAGGTGAAGTCTTTTTCCGGATCCAACCCGAACCGGGAGGTAGCCCTGTCGCGGGCCTCGTGGGCAGCCTTGCGGGAAAAGGCGAAGTAGCCGATCTCATTGGGCGAGACCCCGTTGGACAGCAACCCATCTACCTTGTTTAGAAGTGTGGTTGTTTTCCCCGTGCCGGGAGGGCCGAAATACCTAAACATCTTCACCACTGATGGGAAGCAAAGGTACCTTCCGCCGCAAATCGACATTGGCCTGTCTCTGCCGACTCTCGAAAGCATCTTGTCTCGCTTTCGTAAGCCTGATGTGCGTTCTTTTTATCTCTTCTCTCTTGGCCGACGCTCCCGCCAGGCCACCAAGAGGAACGTACGGCGGCCAGATATCGTATACAGCAACCCCAACGATAGAGCTTATGTGGCTTTTAATTTCCTCGGACGGGACCGAGACGCCCGTGATATACCGGCGAATTGTCTCGGCAGATTTTGTCACCCCGTTGACTCTGAGATTCGCGGTAAGTCCGACTGCGCTCATCTTTATGGCGTTTAACCTCAGCCGCAACGGGCTGTTCCAGCCCGCCGATACGTCGGGATGCACAGAATTTTTCTCCGCCGGTTGGGGCGCGTCCCCATACTCCACGCGGATCGGCTCGCGAAGCCGCAGTATCTCGGCTCGCGCTAGTTCAAGAAGATCGACGATGTCAATTTTGCTCACAATTAAGTTCCCTGTTAATCAAAACGGAACGTCCTCCTCGTCGGCAAACTTCGTTGCGAAGTCCACTGACACTTTTTCAAAGGCTGGTATTGACCAGCACCGGATCGTGCGACCCTTTATTCGGAACTGCTCGGAGGCCCCACCCATGTCCCGGATGCGTTGCGCGACCTTGTTTGATTTGTACTCGAAGAACTTGTGGCGCTTCAGGTACGACTCGAAGTCCTTGAGCCGGAAGTATGTCCGCTTCGTTTTCTCGTCAGTCCACGGACGACGCAGCAAGATCTCTTCCTTGTCCTGGGCGGACTGCATGTGCGTGGAGAACTCCTCCAGCAGATCGTTGAACTGACCCCGGAGACTGGTGTCGTCGGACGTCAAGATGACCGCGCCCTCGGTGCTTATCATCTGGCTTAGGAGGCCGTTCATCAGAGCTTCCCAAGCTGCGCGCGCCACGGTCCGGGGCATGAAGTTGATCTGCTCCATGCAAAGGATCTGGAACCGCGCCTGTTTTTGTAGGCCCTCGGTGTCTAGCTCTACCGGGCTCCCGTTGACGTCTAGGAACCAAAGGGGAGGCTCGTTGCCGTACTTCCTGAGGTTAGCGACGGTCGGCGTATTCGCGCCGCCACCCACGCCGTGCTTCCGGCTGCGGCACAGGTCCTTGTTGCAGAAGCTGCATATGGGCTGGTCGGCGCATTTGTACTGGTAGTCCTTCTTGCCGATCTGGTCCGCGACGACGTTGACCTCCTTTAGGTCAAGGGGCGGGCTCATAATCGTTTGGTTGTAGTCCAGTATTCTGGTTTCCCAGTCGTCTGGGTACGCCTTGCGGAGATACACGCCAAGGTTGAACAAGCCGTTGTTGCGAGTTCCCTCTGGGAAGCCCTGCCGGAGTAGTGCTTGCAAGCACGGCGGGCCGTCCTTGAGCCTATCGTCAACGGCGGGGGCCTCTTGCGTGAGTAGGGTGTCTAGGTCGGCGACGTCGATAGCCGATTCCTCGGCATACTTTAGAAACTCTTCAAGCGTGGCCGCGCTTCCGTCGCTCTTGAGCGCGTAGCGCAGTCCCCCCTCTTGGTCAAAGTACGGGAGGTTCAGAAAATTGCCGTTATCTCCCCGTTCTACAACGAGTTTTATCTGCTTTGGAAATATCTCACATCCACCATAGCCAAGTTCTGCGGCTATCTCCTTCAGCTTCAACTGTAATGCCTCGGCCTCCACGAAGTCCTTTAGGAACAGGAAGACGTGCGCGCCAGCGGACTTGCTGCGGCACACCACCAGAGGCAACTCCAGCTTCTCCACTCTCCTTATCAACGCGACATGGTCGAGTGGGTACTGGTCAATGTCTATGGCCCCCCACACGCATAAGTTGTCCTCGTTGATTGGCACGACGCCAATGCTCTGCTTCCCCGCGAGGTGCGCGTCAAAGGTTGCCGTGGTCCGTGGTTCCTTGACAAATAAATATTGCCCCTTTTGCTTCTGCGTCCGGGCGTCCTTGTCTCCAATCTGCAAAGAGCCGTAGGCCCTTTCGAGGCCTCGGAAAAGCGTGGCGAACCGTTCTGTGTTGGATTTTTCCATAAAAAAGAGGGGGGGATAATCCCCCCCTCAAATCCTAGAAGGGCACGTCGTCTGAAGACGAGGACGAAGAACCGGGTTCCTCGTTGACGTGTTGCACCTTCACTTGGCCCGCCCTAATAGACTCGGCGAACAGTTTTGCCTCTGCGTAGAGGGCCGGGTCAGTTAGCGGCTCCCCCTTGGAGATCTGCCAGCCGTGCCATGAGCCGTTCTTGTTTTCCTCCGAGGCGGTCTCAAGTTTCCACTCGTGGCTAAACCGTGGCGGCGTAAACAGGTTGCCGTTCCGGTCCTTCATTTTGCTAGCCCGCATGGCGGAGTTCCATTGCTTGGACTTCTTGAACTGCGTTGATTTCATAGGGAGGAGGGCCTGCTGGGTAATGCCATCCCCGTCCACGACAAGAACATAGTGCTGTGCCGTGCGCTCTAGGTAGCGGCCGTTTCCGTCCACCACGTAGTCTTTGTTGTCGTCTCCACGCTCAGTCTTTGGCGTTTCCTCACCCGCACCGTAAATACGGTGTGGCGCTCCCGTGCCGGTGCCGCGTGGCTCCCACTCGATGTGCTGTAGGGTGTAGGCGCAGTTGACGACGGTAATGCCTTCGCCTCCCTTTACGACTTCCTTAGTGACGGTGTTGTAGATGTCACCGGCTTTGGCGCCGTCTAGGTCGTCCAATTCGTCGGACATCTTCTGCAAGACCTTGAGAAAGGGGATCGCAAGATCGTCGGTTCCGAGGTCGGTAACGCCGACCCCCGCGTCCGCCGCGAACATATCCTCGTCCATGAGGGCGAGTTCCGTGGCGTCCTTCTTAGCTACGCTTGTCTTAGCCATGCTTATTTGCTCCTCTTGATTGTTGCTTTTTGCGATATGTAGGCCCCAAATAAATCAAGCGGGATGGGGTCGCCCGCCTCTACCCGTTCGCGCAGCCACGCCTTCAAGGTCATTGGCTCGACCTTCTCAAGCTGACTGGGAATAAGTCCCAGCGTGTGGACAGTGCCAACGAACTCTTTCGCGACGTCGTCTTCGCCACGGCCAAAGGTCACCGTGACGTTGTTCTTGACGAGATCGCCAAACTCATGGTCGCGGAGCCACTGGAACGCCTCTTCCCGGCGGTTTACCGGGATGGATGCAGCATAAATCGGCTTCACCGAAATCTCTGATCCATCTGTCAGCGTGAACTTTTGGAGCCCCATCTGTTCGAGGGCCTCCGGCAACTTCTCATCTAAGATGGCGTGAAGAGCCTTCTTCTGATCCTTGAGTAGCTGCTCTTGGGTCGCCACACTTTCTTCAAGCCTTGCGGCTTCGTGTGCCAACCGGGATATGGTTGATAGACCGCCATCGTCTAGCGTGTCTATCTTGTCCGGGGCGTCTCCGGAGTCGGATGCCATTTCTGAAATTAGATCACTCACTCGCTTCTCCTGGTTCATTCATCGGCGGTTGACTTAACCGTCAGGAGACGTTATATGGGGAGATATCAGGGAATGCAAGAGAAATCTTCGTGAAAGACTTCGTCTACAAAACCGAGCCCTACGACCACCAGCGCAAGGCGTTCGAGGCTAGCGTCGGCATCAACTCTTATGCGTTGTTGATGGACATGGGGACGGGCAAAACGAAGGTGGCCCTGGACACGATAGCGAGTTGCTTCGAGAGCAAGCAGATCAACTTCGCCCTCATCGTAGCGCCCAAGGGTGTCATTGCAAACTGGGTGGGGGAAATTTCTACTCACCTCCCGGACCGCGTAGAGAGAGAAGTCGTGCTGTGGAAGCCAAACCTGACTAAGGAGCGGCGCAAAGGGCTCAACGATCTATACACGGAAACCGGGAAGCTCAAGCTGCTGCTGATGAACATCGAGGCCTTCTCGTCCAAGAAGGGCGTAGCGGTAGCCGAGTTGTTTGTGAAGAAGTTCCGGGTCCTGATGGCCGTGGACGAGTCAACCACCATCAAGAACCGCCAAGCCAAACGCACGAAGGCTGTGTGCAGCGTGGGCCGTGATGCGGTAATGCGGCGCATTCTTACGGGGTCTCCCGTCACGAAGAGCCCCATGGACCTGTACAGCCAAATGGATTTCCTGGACCCCGGCATCTTGGGCTTCAAAAGTTATTACGCCTTCCAGGGGCGTTACGCTGTAGTCCGACGGCGCAGCATGGGCGCGCACTCCTTCAACCAGATCCTCGGCTTCCAACGTCTGGACGAGCTTTCGGAGAAGCTGGACAGTTCCTCCTTCCGCGTCCGCAAAGAAGACTGCCTCGACCTTCCCGACAAGGTCTACATGAAGCGCGCGGTCGAACTGACGCCAGAGCAGTCGGACGCCTACGTGCAAATGAAGAACCTCGCACTGGCTCGTCTGGACAGCGGAGACCTCTCCACCACCCAGAACGTGCTGACGCAGATCATGCGACTACAGCAGATATGCCTGGGCAGCCTGACCGACGACGACGGGGAGGTTCACCCTCTGAAGTCTAACCGGCTCACGGAACTGCTAGACATTTGCGACGAGATACAGGGTAAGGCGATCATATGGGCGACCTGGACGCGGGATATCGTCTCGATTGCCGAGGCCCTGCGCGACCGCTTTAGCGTACAAGCGGTCGCAACGCTCCACGGTGGAACACCTGACTCTGATCGGCAACAGATTGTGGAAACATTCCAGGATCGTCAGTCGGAGTTGCGTTTCATCGTGGGGCACCCCAAAACCGGGGGCTACGGCCTCACGCTGACGGCCGCGAGCACCGTGGTCTACTACAGCAACAGCTACGACTTGGAGCTTCGGCTACAGTCGGAGGACCGCGCCCACCGCATCGGGCAGGAGAACAAGGTCACCTACATCGACCTCATCTCCCCCAAGACCATCGACGAGAAGATCGTCAACGCCCTCCGAGACAAGATCAAAATTGCTGACCTCGTCCTGGGAGAAGACGCGAGGTCGTGGCTGGAGTAGGGCTAACCCTACCCGACCATCTGCCTCGGCTTGGGCTTCACCGCCATAATTCCAGTTATGTGGCCGCCCCGTGCTGCGAACACTGGGTCGTTCATACCGAAGATAGACCGCCCCTGTTCAGCTACTTGCGGAGACCCTGGCCCTTGGGCCGCGAGCGCCGCTTGCTGAACCGGTGCCCCACCCGTGGGGTTCACTTGATTGAGCACCGAGCCGGGAACGATGAAGGGCGGCGCTTGTGTGTTGACCGGCGCCAAGCGGCGCTGCACAGGCGGAGGATCGTCATCAAGTTCTTCTTCGGCGCGTTTGGTTATAGCCAATCTGGATGCGGGCCTTCCGGAGACATCAACCACATCTATAGCCGCCCGGCGCAGCGCGTTGGCAAGCCCGCTCCGTTGGTCTGAGGCTCTTAGGACAAGCGCGGCACCTTTGTCGGGGTTCAAAGCGGCGTCAATTAGAATATCTTTAATCTTTGATCCCGTAACTCTCAGTCCCAAGGTCTTCCCGACTTTTGAACCGGCTGCCCCCGCCCACAGTGCATTTACAGTCCTTGTTGAATCCGCGGCCCCAAGGGCTGCAACTCTGCCAAGGAAACCCCACCCGCTAAGGTTGACGGCCTCTGCCGGGTTTACCCCACCCGCCAACTTGCCACCTTGCGTGAAGTTGGAGGTCTCAAAGGCCACCTTCGCCATGTTGTCAAGGTTACCAAGAAGATCACCATTGTCCGGGAAGGCTTCTAGTAAGATAGTTCTGACGCGGGGATCCCCGATCAATTCTCGAAATTTAACGGGGTCAAACGCCTGAAATGAAGAGTCTCCGGTTTCTTTTATAAGAAGGTCACTGCGGCTAAGAGACCGCTCGAAAAGCTGTCCCAGGACAGAAGCCTGAAACCCTTTTTCTGCTTGCTTGTTCCCACGCACGATAGACATGAACTCCTGCATGTCCTGCTTGGGTCGGCTGTTCCCACTGCCCAAAACTCTGTCGAACAGGCTTCCTACTGCCCGACCAGGGTCGGAATTAAGGACTTCGGAGAATGCGTTTTTCTCTGAAATCCTTTTTCTACGTTGGCCGATGTAGTCTAAGTAATCATCTATTTTAAGACCCTCTAAGTCCAACGAACCGCTTTCCACGAGTTCCGTAAGCTGCCGTTTTGTTTTATCCCGCCGGAGATTTGCAAGCACGTCTAACTGTAGCGCCAGACCGTCGGCGTTGTTCAGGAGATCCGGTACGGAATTAAAACCGTTGTCCTCCAAGAACTTTATTGCAACTTTGTTGTTTTTCCGGAAAGACTGCAACCTGTTTGAGTCCACACCGTCCGGGAAATCAAGCGCCAGCCTTTCTAAGATAATGCTTTCGGCTAACTTCAAAGAACGGTCTGACACGGGGGCGTTCTGTTTAAGTCTTATTTCAAAGGGGGTGCCCGCCTGCCCCACGGAAACCATTTCAAATGGAGAATCCGGGCGCTCAAAGAGAGACGCAGATCCGTCCAGAGCTTTTTCGTCAATTGTCGCAACCGTAACTCCGTCATCTCCCCGCGTGATGGTAACGAAGTCAGGTACTTCGGCGGTAGACTGTTGGAGCAATCTTAGTTCTGAGGCGCCTGCCGCATTTGGTAGAACCTTTTCGGGGACGTTTTCTACCTCGACCTTAACTTGAGAACCCCGCCTCTTTTCCAAGACAGGTCCCTGGGAGTCGATCACGCTATTTTTTACACGAGAGGCTTCCCTTGCAAAGTTTAACTGCCCTGCGTCCAACTCCGGAAAAGTCCGGGAGTCCAAGAGTTGCTCAACAGTTTCCCTAATTTGTTGGATTCTACGATATTTAGGCGAAGTGCCGTTAAGAGCCTTCTCCACTCTTGCCGCTTCCGAAAGATCCGAAACAACTTCTCTAACGTCTTCGGCGGAAGTTCCGGATCGCACCAAGTCGCCATTGCCATCCCGAGCGGTTAACCGACCGCTTTCCGGAACTTGGACATCGTCGCCCACCCCGAGAATCTTTTGTGTGATGTCTTCTATGTCTCTTTGTGCTTTCCGGGCGGTGTCCGCAAAGGCACTCATTCTCTTGTCTATAGCCCTTACAGCCGTCGAAGAAACGGTGCCGTCACCTAGGCCTGCTATAATTTTCTTTTGGCGGGCTATTTCTGCAAAAGCATTCCCCATCTTTTTTGCGCCTGGAGGAGCATAGGCTCTTGCCTCGGCCGGGCTGAGGGTCTTCCAGATTAGGTCTGGGTTGTTAACAAATTTATCCATCTCGAATAAGGGGTCGAAGTCTGGTCCATTGCGCGGAACCATCGAGGAGTCTCTATGCGCCATTTGCACATAGCTCGTCAGCGCTTTCGACTGCGCTTCAGAAGCCACCCTGTCCGCAGAAACCTGCGCGGTCATCTCGGCGTCAAGCTCATCCCTTTGTGCGACGGCGTCGTTCCGGCGTCGTTCAAGGACAAGTATCTTTTCGTCCGAACCGCTAGGACCCCCTGTCTCTGCATCTCTCATTTGACGCCGGTTCATCTGAGCCAAGATGGTTCTTGAACCGGCAAGTTGGGCAAGCTGCTGCGGAACTTCCTTGGGATTAAACGCTTCTGTGGGGGAAAGGTTATCGAAACGGCTGGAGGCCCATTCCTCCACGGTCATGCCGGAAATATCAGCACCGTCTGAGGGGTCTCTGGAACCCTTCGGAAAGACGATGTTCTCCGTAACCTTACTATCCAAGCCGTTTATCCGACTGTAGGCGGCACTTTCAAACGCCCTGAACTCGCGGGCTGCGTCGTCGTACGTGCTCCGAATTAAGTCCCCAACAAGTTTTCTTTCCGCTTCGGGTAAGTCAGCAGCAGTCTTCAGACCCCTGTTCCTAGCGTACAACTCTACGTCCTGCTGCCAGAACTCAACTCGGCGTTGGGCCGCTTCTTGCGCGTTCGCGAGGACTTCGTCCATTTTCGCAGACAAATCCACCCTAATTGCGTCTACTCGCGATGCTGTTTGCGGTTCTAACCAAAGCAACTCCGAGGATTCAACTCCTCTTGGGTCGCCCTCCATAACCAGTTTCCGGCGGTTGACTTCAAACTCCGGCGCAGAGTTTCCTTGAAGAGCTTTCTCCAAATCAACGCGATGCTCGTCGGGGGTGCCCCCTGGCTTTCCGTTGAAGTCTAATTCGTCAACGGATCTCTTGAATTGCCCTTCAATGTAGTTGAAGAACTGGTCCCGGCGCTCAACCAACCGTTTCGTTTCAGCTTGGAAGAACCTGCTTGCTACCCCCGGAGTTTTATCTTTAGCCGCCGATTCAAGAACGGCCTCGTAGAAATTGGATGTTCGGTTAAGGTTGCCGACGTTTATTTCGTCTGTCTCTATTTCTTTCTCCAACCGCTCCCGTACTTTTTCGTCTGTCTCCTGAGACAGGCGCTCCCGTTTAATCTGAACCTCCGACCTCAATATGTTTGCTTCGGTCCTTGCCAGTTCAGGCGTTGTGAACACGAGGCCTGAGGCCTCGTCAACATGCCTCCCGTCTGCAATTGCTGCTCTTAACAGAGTGGCAACGGACAGTACCGCTGCGCGGTCTTGGGAGCCGCTTCCGAGTTGTTTCTGTGCGAAACTGGTTGCCGAGCGACTGGGCCTGAAAAGAGGGTCTACGACTAATTTTGTTACTGTTCCGATGACCGGCCCTTGTAGAAGACCGGTAAATACTCCTCTTGCAGCAATAGGAGCAATAAGGCCCGACCCTAAGGCAACCGATGCTTTGATCCACCCTGCGGCGTCCGGGTCGACGTTATCCAAAATCTCTAAGCCACCCACTGTTGATGCCCCTGCCGCAGAACCAAAAGTAGCTTCTTGACTAAGGTTCCGACGGCCGCCCTTGGTCAAAGGATTGTAAGCGGCGTAGGCTTTGTCCACTAAGGTTTGGACGTTCTTGGGGTCTAATGCGTCCTCTCCAAGTTCCCTGACACTTTCCTTAGCGAACCTTGAAAGAAGGAACCTCTGCCCTCCCTGCAACATTTTTGCAGGGGCCGTAACACCCAAAACCATCGGGGGACCGCTAACCGCAGTCTCTAAACCTACTTTAAGAACTTCTTCCCAGAAACCTCGGGCTTCCGGGGTCATGTCCGTCCCGACACTATCCTCGAAAGGTGCAAATCCCCAGTTGTCCTTCGCCCAACTGTCCGCCGCCCGGACGTACTGTGAGAACCTCTTCTGTTGCGCTGCACTCCCGTAATCCGCTGCAAATTGTCTCTTCTGGATATTTGCGCTTTTTCGTTGTTCGTT